GCATTCATTAGGGGGTGTAATGGTTTCGACAGAAAGAAAGGTTAATTCACTTTCTGGAAGCGGGTCCGATTCCCGCCACCTCCACCAGAGGATTTGTGATGAAAAATTTAAAGGTAGGTAACTGATTATGCCATCTCCCGGACGAGGCGATGTTAATATAGGTCGCGGAGGTTTTATAGGTGATGAACCTGATTGGGAAGGAGCCGCTGCTGCTGCTGATATGGATGTTGGAATGGCCGGAGGCGGTCCTTATTATGCAAATGATCCTAATGCTTTTAATGTTAGAGCGGGCCCGGATATTCCAATGGGCTATAATCCAGATGTTATTGCTGCAATAGCTGCCCAATTGGATGCTGCAGCTGAGTCTGGAGGAGGGGCTCCTTATAATCCTGCTGTTGTGAATGAGGATGATTTAGTTGGAAGAGTGAGGGCTATGCGCCAAGCGGAGGAAGAAAGAAGTGCTCGGATGCAAGCGCAAATAGCAGCTATGGAGGCGCAACGAAATTGGACTGGAGGATTTAATCCTAATTTGGATAATTATTGGGGCGTGGCAAATCCTGTTGGTTCTATGATGCCCATAGTTAATGAAGATGCTACAGGAGCATTACCCACGTCTTATTATGAAAACGAATGGGGAATGCAAGATGCTAGGTTTATGCCTAATTCCGGGGCGGATATGACTTCTGGGGCATATCCAAATGTTGTTGGAGCGGATGCAACTTCCGGGGCATTGCCAAGTGGAACATCTGGATTTGGAACACAGTTTGCAGATGCGAATCCAACTCCTCCTCCGGGAGCTGGGACAATAAGAACAGGGGTTGGGCAAGACATAACTGATCCAAATTATGATCGAAGCAGCCAGATGGTGGAAATAGACGCTATTATGGCCCAGCAAGATCGAGCAAGGCAAATGGGAGACATAGACACCATTATGGCCCAGCAAGAAGCTCAAAGACAATCAGAAGCAGCCTCTCAGTTTGATCCGAAATATTTTAATATGAGACCCGGTCACGCATCAAAAGTTCGTATAGGACAAGAAATGCCACGGGGATTTGCAGCTCGTTTAGCTGGAGGGCCTCAGTCAGATGATTATGGAATGAATTACCCTGTAGCTGGTTCTATGCCTGTAGTTAATGAAGATGCTGGAATGCCGCCTATTCCCGGGGGCGGTCCAACTCCCAGTCAAGCAGAAGATGCTATTGGACCACCCGGTATAGGTGGTAATAATTTTTATGGGATGGTAACCGATACGACTCCTGATGTTAGCTCTTCAACCGCTGATGAAGCCGAAGAGAGAGCTTGGAGCTTTATAAGGGGGGATGAGGCTGTTGGTAATTATCTTGAAGACGGTGTAACGGCAAGAAATTTGGTTGATGCAAACACTAAGTCTAAGTTAGATAGGCTTACAAAAGATAAGGCTAGGGAAGAGAACAAAAAACTCTCAGCTACAGATAAGGCGGCTAATTTAGCGGCGCGAAGAAAGGCGGAGCGGGATTATGTTGATTATAGAGATATTCTAAATGAGAATGTAAAGGATGCTAAAACAGTATTAGCTAAAACTATAAAAGATCATGGTAAAAAATCTGATGAAGCAAAGAAAGCTAAAAAAGATTTAAGAGTTGCTCAAGAAGACCTTATGCTTTGGGAAAATTCTGATCTTTATATAAAATCTTACGGTACTGTAAAGAGACCGGGATGGGGGCACAATTGGCCTGTAATCGGCACCCCGTTGAAAGTAATAACCAGTATTGAAGATTATTTTCATTCTTTGGGCAAAACAGAGAGACGCGATCCTAAAGAAGTTTTACAAGATATGAAGGATAATCCCGGGAAGTATACGACTAAGGGGGAAGTTAGTAATGCCAATCTTATTAAGAATATGTACCCCTTTTTAAAATCGGCTCCTACGGATGTGGCTGCAGCTGCAGCAACAGAGCCTGCATATTTAAGATATCTTATGAATTTGAATGTAAATAAGCAACCGATTCCGAAGTTTTATTCTCCTAATTGGAAAAATGATGTATCGGATGCATGGATATATGGTTAAAAATGCCAATTAAGCGATGTGCTCTTCCCAAAGGGAAGAAAGGGTGGAAATGGGGTGATAAGGGGAAATGTTATCCAACTAGAAAGCAGGCTGAGAGGCAGGCTAAAGCGGCTTATGCTTCCGGCTATAAAGGTTAGGGGTTCAGTGTGTTGCCCGTTATAGCGAAGAGCGTTGAATATAAAAATAATAATGCTAACGCTGCAAAACAGTTTGCTGAATGGGCGCACACTGCCCCGTTTAATAGAGTTATTGAAGCATATGCTGATTGTCACCGGGATGCTAATATTGATGATTCTTTTATTCGGACTTTGGGCCAGTTGGATCGCTATTATCTTGGGGTTTTTCTTTGTAATCGCCATGATATGGTTCATCCGTGGATTTATGAAAGATGTAGAGAAGTAGAATCGGCTCCAGATAGTCATTTAGATTTATGGGCCCGGTTTCATTATAAGAGTTCTATAATTACGTTTTTGGGAACTATACAGGAAGTTCTGTGTAATCCAGATATCACGATAGGGTTGTTGTCGTTTTCTGCTAGACAGGCTAAACCATTCTTACGCCAGATAATGCAGGAATTCGATTCAAATGAAAAGCTTAAACAACTTTATCCCGATATTCTCTGGGAGAAGCCTAGACTTCAGGCTCCCAAATGGGCTGAGAATGAGGGGATATGTGTTAGGCGATCTGCTAACCCGAAGGAACAAACTATTGAGGCCCACGGACTTGTGGATGGTCAGCCTACTGGACGACATTTTGATCTTATCATTTATGACGACGTAGTGGTTCAGGATTCTGTTACAACACCAGAGCAGATCAGCAAGACCACGACGCAATGGGAACTTTCTTTGAATCTGGGGTCAACTCATAATCCCAGATACCAGTATGCCGGGACGCGATACTCCTACGGCGATACTTATGGAACTATTCTCCAGAGAGCTGCTGTAAAGCCTAGAATCCATCCCGCCACAGTGGATGGCAAAATGGACGGGGAGCCTGTCTTCCTTCAACCAAAACGCTGGGAAGAAATAAAGAAAACAACCTCAACGTATACGGTTGCTTGTCAGCAATTGTTGAATCCAATAGCTGGTTCTGATGTTTCCTTTAAGGATGAGTGGTGGAATGAGTGGGAGATTCGTCCTTACACATTGAATGCTTATATCATGTGTGACCCGGCCCATTCGAGAAAGAGGGAGTCTAATAGAACAGCGATAGCCGTAGTTGGGATAGACGCTAACTATAACAAGTTCCTCCTTGATGGAGTTTGCCATAGACTCTCTTTGTCTGAGAGATGGAGCACTCTGAAAATGCTCAGGACAAAGTGGAAAAGAGCGCCGGGCATAAGGGAAGTCAAGATTGGATATGAAAGATACGGAGCGCAGTCCGATATAGAACATTTCAAAGAGATGATGAGGATTGATGGAAGCTCTTTCCCAGTTTACGAATTAAACTGGACTGGCGGAGGAGGGTCGCAATCGAAGAGAGATCGTATTCAAAGACTGGAGCCGGACTTGAAGGATGGCTCAATGTTCTTCCCTTACCCCACTGATGAAACTAGATTAACATCTCATCAGAAAGATTACAAAGAAAAGAAACAAGAATTCCTTATTTCAAAAAAGATTATGAGGAAGGACGAAGAGGGAAAAGTTTATGATCTTGTTGATTGGGTTAGGAGAAATGAATACAGCTTATTCCCGACGATCCATCCGGATTTTCTAGATGCTCTTTCTAGGATATATGATATGGACCCAATGCCCCCTATTTCCAGAACAAGACGCTCTCTTGAACCTGATGCGGAGGCTAGGTACTAATGAGAAAATTTAGAGTAGGGGGGAGAAGGAGTGGCCCTCCTAAACGGGTTGCATACCGGATGACTAACGGTAGGAAGTTCTATGAGAAATCCCCCAGAACATTTCCATATGGGGTTATGCCTTATTTTGAACCATACTATGTAACCACAGGATACGCGAGAGACGAATAATGGCAACAATTACATTAAGAGAAACAGAGGGCAGACCTTTAACGTTTGCTGAAGTGGATGGTAACTTTACCAATCTAAATGATGATAAGCAGGAAATGGCTCCTAGACTTAATCTAGTTACTTCAATAGATACAGCAGCCGATAAGTTAACCTTCTATGATGCGTCTCATGAGGTTGAAAGAGCTATATTACCTCAGAGCATCTCAGCTTTTTATGAAAGAACTGTAGTAATAAAATGTGTTGC